CCGGATGACCAGACAAACGGGGTGCCGTTGTGTCCATTTGCCAAGCAGGCATGGAATAAAGGACAGGTAGATGTCCAAAAAGACGAAGACCTCTGGGGTCTAGTCTGCCAAGAGATTGAAAAGTTTGACGGTACATACAAGGTTGTGATGTGTGTACAAGACGAGCCAGAGCAGGACTACTTTGAACTAGAAGCAGCCTGCAACGCGTTGAACCGGTGGTTTGTGTATTCTGGTTTAGACATTTGGTTGTTGTCGTATCAAGAAGAAAAAGCCATTGTTTTTATTCAGACGTTGTCTGACTTGGATGACGCTGCGGACATACTCGATAAGTTGGGTTACTATGAGAATTATCCGGCTGATGACTATCAGCGACTGATCAAACAACGGAGAGAACTCCGAAGGAGACTTTAAGATGCCTGGAATGATGCGTGGAAAGAAAGCGCCCAAGATGGTCAAGAAGGCCCGCGGTGGAATGGTTAAGAAAATGCGTGGCGGCATGGTTAAGAAAGCCCGCGGCGGCATGGTTAAAAAGGGCAAGAAGTAATGGCGAAGAAGATGAAGCGTGCTTGCGGCGATGTCAGTCCCCGCAAGAAAATGGCGATGGAAGGCACAATGAAGTCTGACGTACCGCGTAAGTTTCAGGCGGGCGGCATGGTAGATCGTGTGTCTCCTCAACGTGCTATGCAGATGGGCCGTGAAATGGCAGCTCAGATGGCAGGTATGCGCAATCAACCAATGTCTTCTGGACGTATGCGTCCAAGAATGCGTCGAGAGCGGATGGTGTAAATGGCAACTTCAGGGTCACGCGACTTTGACTTAGATGTAGCGGACATTATCGAGGAAGCATACGAGAGATGCGGCCTCGAAGTCCGTACAGGGTACGATGCAAAGACTGCTCGTCGCTCATTGAATATCATGTTCTCCGAATGGGCGAACCGCGGCGTAAATCTCTGGACAGTCAAGCAGGCCACCCTTACTCTGGTTTCTGGGACGGCAACGTACAACTCGGGAAATGGACTAGCGTCCCCGATGAACGACATCCTAGAAGTTGCGTTACGCCGAGATGGAACTGATTACGAAATAGACAGAATCAGTCGCGGGGAATATTTGAATGTTCCTAACAAGACGACTACGGGGAGACCATCCCAATTCTATTTCAACCGTCAGACCAGCCCTGAGTTGAGCGTTTGGCCGACTCCAGAGAACAGCACAGATGAGTTGGTGTATTACTACATCACACGCATCGAGGATGCTGATACTTCTCAGAACACGACAGATGTCCCTTACCGGTTCCTGCCTTGCATGATCGCCGGGCTTGCTTATTATCTTTCGATGAAAAAAGCGCCAGAGCGTGTGCAATTGTTGAAAGCTGTGTACGAAGAAGAGTTCCAACGGGCGGCTGATGAAGATGAAGATCGTGTATCTTTAAAGCTACAGCCTGATATTCAGTACATTAGGTTCTAAAAACATGGCGCGTTATGCTTCTGGGAAATATGCGTATGGCCTCTCGGACCGTTCAGGGTTCCGGTATCGCCTGCGTGATATGAAGAAGGAGTGGAATGGGCTTGTAGTTGGACCGGACGAGTTTGAGCAAAAACACCCGCAGCTAGAAGCGCCGCGTGTTAGCCCCGACCCACAAGCATTGCGCAATCCCAGACCTGATCGCAGTGAGACGCTGACGGTCTTTGTATATACAGACCAGATTGGATTGCCAGAAGAAGGACCCCGTGCAGTGGGTCGAGTTGGACATGTTACGGTGACGACATCATGAGCTATACAAAAGCAGAACTTAAACAGGCGATTCAGGATTACACTGAGAATGCTGAGACAACCTTCGTCAACAATCTGGACACGTTTATCGAGTCCTGCGAAGAGCGCATTTTTAAGAATGTAGGCCTGACCTTTTTCCGCCGTAACCAGACCGCAAACCTGACAGCATCTAACCAGTATTTGAACATGCCGTCCGATTTCTTGGCTCCGTTTTCTTTGTCGTTCACAAGCGGTACGACCAAAACATTCTTGGAATTCAAGGACGTAAACTACCTGCAGGACTATTCACCAGATTCATCGGTGACGGGCACACCTCGGTACTACGCGGCCTTTGATTACCAGAACTTCATTGTTGCGCCGACGCCCGATGACAGCTATGCGGTAGAACTTCACTACTACTACCGTCCGGCATCCTTGACGGCGCAGGGCGACGACGATACGACTTGGCTGTCTGTGAATGCTCCGCAGGCCATGCTGTACGGATCTTTGATTGCAGCGTATACGTTTATGAAAGGTGAAGCGGACGTTCTTCAGAACTACAATACGCAGTTTATGGAGGCGGTTGCTCGATTGAAGAACTTGGGTGAAGCTCGAGAAACAACGGACGCATACCGTGAAGGTTTGGTTAGACGGCAGAAAACATGATCACAAGCGAAGCAATAACACTTGATCTACCTGACACACCGATTGTTAATGTACACACAACATCCGGACGTGGTTTCACGCCCGAGGAAGTTGCAGAGCGGTGCGTGGACCGACTGATCAGTATTTCTGATACGGCGGAACCCGCACTGAAAGAGCAGGCCAGAGCATTTAAGAAGCAGTCGCACCAGCTGATTGCTTACTACATGCGTGAGGCCATTCGCTCTGACCGCACAACCATATATAATGCACTGAAGGATGCTGGGCATCCAGAATTAGCTGAAGCCATAAGGAGACTGTAAAGTGGCCATCACACAAGCAATGACAACTTCATTCAAGCAGCAGTTGCTTGAAGGGAAGCACAACTTCCGTTCCGGTGGACACACGTTCAACATCGCGTTGTTTACGTCGTCTGCAACTTTAGACGCAACAACCACGGATTACAGCACGTCAAACGAAACGTCTGGAACTGGTTACTCTGCAGGCGGGCAAGCGTTGACCAACGTCAACCCAACCACGTCTAGCACAACCGCGTTTACAGATTTTGCTGATGAGACGTTTTCGACTGCTTCCATCACTGCCCGTGGCGCGTTGATTTACAACACCACGACTGAAGGTGGTTCTGGTACGACCGATGCGGTGGTCGTTCTGGATTTTGGTGCAGACAAGACATCAACGTCAGGCGACTTCACTATCCAGTTCCCTACTGCGGACGCATCTAACGCAATCATCCGAATCGCGTAAGGTGGCCTAAATGGCAAATATCACCGGCTGGGGAAGAGGGACATGGTCCCAAGGGGAGTGGAACGAACCCATTCCCGTCGTACTCACTGGTGAAGCTGCCACCGGTGCGGTTGGCACTGTCTCAGTCTCCGCTGATGCCAACGTACCGACCACTGGTCTTCAAGCAACAACGGCAGTAGGCACTGTCCTTGTTGTCGCCGAGGCCAATGCCTTCCCAACCGGCGAGTCTGCTACTGGCGAAACCGGCACTGTCACAGTCACCGGCACGGCCAATGTCTTCCCGACGGGTGTCGAAGGAACCGGTGAAGAGGGTGACGTTACAATCACCGCTGGTGCCAATGTCCCGGCCACAGGTCTCGAAGCCACCACAGCAGTTGGCACTGTTTCCATTGTTGCTGAAGCCAATGTCCCGCTAACCGGTGAAGCTGCAAACGGTGAAGAGGGTGACGTTACAATCACCGGCGACTCGAATGTCCCAACGACTGGACTTGAGGCCACAGGTGGTGTAGGAACAGTTTCCATTACTGCCGACGCTAATGTATCCTTAACGGGTACAAATCTGGTCGCAACAGGACAGCTCGGCAACGTCTTTGTCTGGAGCGAAGTGGATCCGACGCAGACCCCCGGATGGTCTGGAGTGTCCCCGTCTCAATCGCCAGGTTGGACAGAGATTACGCCGAACCAGAGTCCAAATTGGGACGATATTGCGGCTTAGGAGAGATAGATGCCCAGTACATATACCACCAGAAACGGCATTGAGCTGATCGCAACGGGCGAGCAGTCTGGAAGCTGGGGTGACACTACTAACACCAACTTACAGATCGTGGACCGTGTACTGTCTGGCGTGGGTACGATTGATCTGTCTGGATCGGGTGCGGCGCACACTCTGACAACGACTGACGGCACGTTGACCGACGGCATGTACAAGCTGTTGATTTTGGACGGCGCCACTGAAGCCTGCACAATCACCATCGCTCCGAACGATGCACAGAAAATTTACTTTGTTTACAACAACTCCGGAGAGTCCTGTGTATTTACTCAAGGTTCAGGCGGCAACGTCACGATTGCAGATGGCGACACTAAAATCATCTATGCGGATGGTGCAGGTGCTGGGGCAGCTGTCGCGGACTTCACCGCCAATCTGGCCATGTCTTCCGTCAATATTACAGGCGGAAGCGTTACAGGAATTACAGACCTTGCAGTCGCAGACGGCGGAACTGGCGCAAGTAATGTGGCAGATGCCCAGACAAACTTAGAAGTAGACCCTGCCGGTACGGCTGTGGCATTGGCAATCGCATTAGGATAGGAAAATGGCAAATACATTTTTATCAGAAACAGACGCAAGTATCGGCACTTCACCTGCCACGGTATTTACTTGCGGGGCAAGCACACAGAGCACAATCATTGGGTTGTCTGTAGCCAACCGCACGACCGCACAGATTTTGGTTGATGTGCAATTGGATGCAAGTGGGCGTACCAGTGGCGCAGAGGACAGTGTGTACTTGGTTCGTAATGCACCGGTACCTGCTGGATCGACAGTTGTTGTGGTAGGTGGCTCCCAAAAGATAGTTATGGAACCCGGCGATGAGATCGTTGTGACTTCAGATACGGCTTCGTCTGCTGACGTTGTACTCAGCCACTTGGATATTACCTAAGAGGTAGCATATGTCATTTATCGGTAACGTCCCCGCAGAAGCCTACTCACCAGTCGCCAAGGATACATTCTCTGGTGA